GATAACCCACTTGCACCAGACACAGTAGTGTCTAGAGGCCATCCCCAATTGCTATAAAGGTTGTATGTTGATAAGGCATACGTGCTTGACTCTCCTGAAGAACTACCATCAACATTTTTAGTGGCAACCTTTTGAGGTTTAATTATTAAAAATTCGTTATTAAATTTTTGTCGCGCTACAAAATTTGTATACGCTGTAACTGTATATGTAGAAGCAGTAATTGGGTTGTTAAAATCTACATTTACACCGTCTGCAGAAGAAGTATAAAAATTTGAGTTTAAGTTTTCTGAAAATTGTTCATAGTTACCTAACAATTTAGATACCTTTATACTAAACGTATCATACAGTCTTTTTAGTTCAGAGGGAGGTTCAGGTAAGATGATATCTACATCTTCATTCAGTAAATCATAAAAAGATTGTATTTGATTTATTTTACACAAATCAACATCGTTATGATTAGTAACAAAGTTAGCTATTTTAGAGAATATAGTTTTACCAAATGTAGTTGGGCTTGAGCTTGCTTCTCCTACAAACGACGTAAATACTCCGTCAAATAGATTATCATACTCATGCATGAATGACTGGAATCTATAACTTTTAATTACCTGAGAGTAATCTATATCTTCGTTTTGTAAATAGAACTCAACATCGTTAGTTGATGGGTAAACTGTAAATGTAAACGAACCGGTATAATGTTGTGTATTTTCTCCGACGTTACCACCAACATTACCAAAACCAGAAAGCGCGCCTGTGTTAGCGCTTAGAGATTGTATGTTTGCTGAAACATTTAATGTCCATGTTCCGGCGCTTAATGGATCGATATTCAGATATAAAAAGCTACTTAACTCTGTGTTACCTGTAGTGCTGTTATATGGGAATTTATTAGTACTTACACTACTTACATTAGTAGTGTGCGAATCTCCTCCACTTGCCCAATTAACAAAAAAGGTATTATCAGTAGCAGACAATGTACCTATACTACCAGTAGTGTCTCTTAAAAATATCGGGTAGTTTTTTAATATATTTTTGTCTTTGTCTTGTACTCCTATAAAAACCTGAAACTTATCTCCTTGTCTTTTGTAATTAATCGCCGACATTTGCTTCATTCCAGTAGACGTAAAAGAAAACAAGTCGGTAAAATCTGGTACCGGTTTTGTGACTTTGACTAATATACCATCGTAGTTTTTAAGAGCTCCGCCGCCTGTTTCGAGATAGTTTTGACCACTACCGTTAATATCTGTTTCTATATTATCTACATAGAAATTTTTAAGTCTGTGTTTACTAAGATCGAGCTTTACAATTAACTGAACTCCTGGATCTATATTTGGAGTATCATCATAATAACTTAGTATTACACTGCTACCGGATAGTGTTCGAGATCCAGTCAAACCAGATACTGAGGTATTGTAGCTGTTAACAGCAACTTGACTGTTATTTGTTGCACCTAGCATGTAAGTCTTTATACCTAATGCACTTAATTCTTCAATAAAACTATCTGCAACTAACTTAATAGTATTATCTTTTGGGTTGATTGCGTAATTACGTTTATTGACTTTTATGTTTACTCCTGTATGATCAATGCGAACGTTTTTACCTTCTGATCGATTATAAAAAGCATTATACGGTAATAAATGAGCATACTTGTTTTTAGTGTCGTACGGTTTTGATTTACTACCACTCGCTGTAACATAAAGAGTAAAGTCTTCTGTCCCTGTAATAGAATCTGTTGTTGATACATCCTGCCAAGAAGCAGTCACAAGAGTTGGAAATTTTTGGCCAGGATCATCTGTACTACCAGCTCTGAACATCATACCAGAGACACTATCTACTTCAGTGTTCGATAATTGTATATTCGTTTCTACATAGTTGTATACTGATACAGTTTCAGTAAGGGTATTAAAATACGCTGTTCCGTCGATATCATAATAATAAACAGCTACAGTATAAATGCCTGGAACTTTGTATGTATGAGTTGTAGTCGGAGTGTTTCGTGCACTTAGAGTGTTGCCATCTCCAAAATCCCAAACTGCAATAGTAGTAGAAATTGGTGGGTCGATTAGTTCGTTAAACGAAGTAGAACCTGTGAGATTAGATGAAAATGTAAATTCACTTATACGGGTGAAACCACTATGAGTAGCAGATAAACTGTGTACATTGTTTACCGGGGAAGGTATTGACCCAGATGTATTTACCGATAGAGTAATCGGTACTGGTACACTTAATGGACATTTTTCCTCAGCGCTCATTAATATTCAACAACCCGTTTGTTAGTGACTTGTGACTTTACTACGATTTTATCTTTAAAAGCAACCGGGCTTTCAATGTATGGTATTTGGTATGGTTTTAATTTGCATCTAGTATCGAATACCTTTTTATCCTTTCCATTATAAATTGGATTAAACACACAAAATGAAAGACCAGGGGTACTTCGATTTAAATCTGTACGTAGTGTTTCTATACCTTCTATGCCTTGAATTTTTTCAATTTCATTATTGAGATATCTCACATCAATAGTATCTCCAAGTTTTAAATTATTAATGTATGTAGTAATGATATTATACACTCTACTTTTTAAATCGTCTTCATTTATTAGTGCACGAGCTTGTTTAGTTATAACTAATTGAGTACTATCTTTATATCTAAGTCTATTTACTTCTCCTGAGAATCGTAATGATAAATCTAAATTTAAATAAACCGGGTCAATAAAAGCAATTTCACTATTTAGTAACTTGTATTCTGCAATCTCGTTTCGAATTTTTTCTTTTAGAGCATTAGAAAGATAATTTGATCTAGTAATCACGGATTTATTCTTTCTCAAATTAGGTACAATAGTTAAGTATATATTATTTGCATCTGAACTATCTGCAAAATAATATTGATTAAACAGCGCGTTAGTTTCGAGACTATAATCTGTTAAACCAAGCTCGTCATCTAGATATTTTAAATAATCATTAGTATAGTCACTATTGTTTTGTACAGTAACGTCATAAACAAGGTTCTTATAATTACGTTCTATAAAGCTTTTATAATCATCTTTTGTTGTAAGTTTATATTCTGAGCTAAAAAATCTTGGTGCATTTTGTTTAATTTCATCTGCGTTTTCTTCTTCCCCGAAGTCGGTACTATCTTCTGTATTACTTATAGTAGTGTTTAATACCGTCTCGATCGTCAAAAAGTTGAGCGAAGTGTCTTGGGTATCAGTAAGAATGTTATCATACTGTGAAGTATTGTATATGTTTAATGAGCTACTATTGAAAGTGTTCTTTGTTACTTTACCGTCTGTACCAGAAGATTTGAGGTAGTATACTGCGATTTGATCTCCTTGATTTAATTTTTTACCATTAACACTATTACCGAACTTTAATTCATAGTTTTTATTTTCATTGTATCTAATTTCAAAACTTCTTTCATTCGGTTTTGACAAGTACAAAGATGGAACTCGCGACCATTCATACCATTTGTTATTAGAATTAACTTCTTTTACATATACGTAAATGTTAAAATGATCAATTGTAGTATTACCACCCGGTAAGAGGTTTACTACTTCAAATTTTTCGCCAATAGGATTAATAATAGGATATTCTTGTAATGTACCTTCATACATTAATTGACTTCCAATTGCAGAGATTGTTTCAGTATCAGAAGTAGTTTTTTCAAATGTTACATCTTTAGTAAAAGTAAATGTTTTACCTTGGCTTGTTGCGAATGAAAATTTAGGTATAGTATAATAACCAGCAGACAAGTCAGAAGTACCTTTTATTTCTACCGGCAATACAGCGGTTTGTTTACCTACTGGTTTATAATCAATAAGTTTAACAATGCGGTTGATATTCTCGTATAGTTCTGCATCATTAAAATTACTTTCAGAGCTAGTTTGGTTTAAGTAAAAGAGTAATGTATGATATGAGTATGCAATTATATCTATAAGGGCAGAAATATTACTACCCTCAAAGTTTTGATCAGTAAAATTAATTGTCGCGTCATTATTAATTCTATCAATGATCAGATCTCTGAGACTCTGAGCATCAAACCCAGTGTACGCATTTGTCGGTAGATTAAATTCTGTAAAGTTTGCCATAATTATGAGTAATTAAATCCTTGTGTTGTTAATAATCCAGACGCTGTTCCTTTTTTATTATTTAACGACGGGATAGTTATTGAGATGGTAATTTTGTATTCATTATTGTCTGGTCGTGCAACTACACTTACATCGTTAACAACTATACGAGGCTCATACAAAGCTAACTCTTCATATATTGTTTGCCCTATAGTTTGGCCGTTTTCTTTAGAAACGTTTTCAAATAAATACTGTTCAAGATCTAAACCAAAAGTCGGGTTTAGAATTTTCTGACCTTTTTTTGTATTAAAAATATTACTAATAGAGTTGTAAATAGCTTTTTCATCATAGTCAATTTTAAGGTCTTGCTTGTTTTTTTCTGCACCTGTTGGGGTATCAGGTGTTTTTGCATCTAAATCAATATCTAGATGTAAATCTGCATACGAATAGGAACGAAAACTGTTCTTATTCTTTACATCTTTTAGTATATCTAATTTAAGAGCCATCTATAATTATTTAATTTAAAATGGCTAAAAACAATAAATAATTTAAATGAGTAAATTCGATACTATATTTGAGGCGCAAATTGGTAGATTCGTCAAATCCGGGCCTATTGCTGGAGATTATGTCAAGTTTGCAAGTAATATGAAATCTTCTGATTGGTACTCAGGACTAGACGAAGCTCGTAAAGCTTATGTTGACGAGATTGTTACTGTTGCTGAAGAAGGAAAACCACTTATGCTTTCTACTATCAAAAAAGCAGTATATGAGACTGAAACAACAGATAGTGAAAAACAACTCGCTGATATTGCTGTTGAAGTAGCACCTGGTTTTTATGCC